ACACTCCGAGCCTATGTCCGATTTCCGTTCTAAGCTGCCAAAGCTGTCGGAACGTGTTACGGAATGCCAACATTGCAGGACGACTGTCTCCGTTGGCGAGACAGTCGTCCTGTATTCACGTCACCCAGAGGGTGCGATAGATAGCCCAAGGTCACAGGTTGTCTGCATGGAATGTGCCGATAAACTCCATCCCTTGATTGTAGCTGAGGATCGGCGTGCCAATGCCGATCTCAAGTACAGGGAAGAGCTGCACAAGACCCTGATGTCTGCGGCTGAGCATGCGGTGTTGACAGGCTTGGCTGGTGGACGTTCGGGTAGTGTGCGGGAAGTCCCCGATCCAGATATTCTTCTCGAAGACCTGCTCACCATGCTTGGTGGGCATACTGGCGTTGCAAGGCTATTTGTGCTCCAGCTTGTCGAGGCCATGCGGCGGAATCCAGGATCAAGGACAACGCTCCAGGCCATCAAGTGGGTGTTCGATGCGTTGGAAGCTGGCGCACGGCGGAAGCTACAAGCCAGCCGTTACGCCCAGATGTCTGACGAGGAAATTGAGAAGACGATCAAGCAGTTGCTTGCCAGTGAAGCCAACGGGCAAGACACCCCAGAGGAAAGCGAAAAAGACGAATCGCCAGTTGATAACAGCGACCTAGAAGGATAGGGGGGGCGTCATGGTTGACCTAAGCCATATCCCTCTAGACGGTGAAGCCAAGCGGCAAGTCTTGCGTGAGTTAGCCCAGGAATTGCTTGAGCGGCGGACGGCGGGTTTGGCCCTGTACCGTCCGATGCCGGAACAAGAGCGGTTCCATGCGTGCCCAGCCAAGGTGCGAGTCTTTCGGGGTGGTGTCCGTTCCGGTAAATCTATGGCGTGCTATGCCGAAGTCGCCCGTGCGGCGCTGGGACAAGACCCTTACGGCAAGTACCCCACCAACCGCCCCCTGGATATTTGGGTGGTCTGTTACGAGGAGTCCAACATTGGCCGTACCGTGTGGCGGTATCTGTTTTGTCCAGGGGCCTACTGGATTATCGAGGACCCGCAAACAAAGCAACTTCGCGCGTGGGACCCTGCACTTGATGCGGGCCGCGAGTCTGAAAGGATGCCAGCCCGTCCGTTCATTCCAGAGCGTTGCGTGAGGACGGTGGCGTGGCGGTTCAAAAAGGACCGTATCTTCTCATCGGTCATCATTGATCCTGCCCCTGGCCATCCGATGTGCGGGACCACGATTCGGGCATTCTCTAGTGGTCGCGAGCCTCCCCAAAGCGATCCTGTCGATCTCGTCATGATCGACGAAGACTTGAAACAGGAAGCCTTTGTGCCGGAGTTGATTTCTCGTCTTGCTGACCGTGGTGGCAAACTTATCTGGGCCGTCTTCCCTCATTCCAAAAACAACGCACTCATCAGGCTCCATCGTCAAGCCGAGCAAGAGAGAGGGCTGCCCAATCCGAGTGTTGTCGAGTTTCGCAGTATTTTTTCGGCTAACCCATACTTACCCGAAGAAGAACGCCGCCGGACATTAGCTCTATGGACAGAGGAAGAGCGCAAATCTAGAGACCAAGGCGAGTTCGCCTTGGATTCAGTCCTAGTTTATCCAGAGTTTTCGCCATCTGTGCACGCCTTGCCCATTTACTATGGGGGCACACCGCGTCACCCAATCGACTCACTCTTTCCCAACGTCATGGCGTGGATGCCGCCGCAAGACTGGACAATCTACGTCGCCATCGACCCAGGGCACACCGTCGGGGCGGCTCTGTTCATTGCGATTCCCCCGCCAGAAGTCGGAGACTTCATCATTGCCTACGACGAGGTTTACATTCGCAACTGCGATGTAAAACAAATGGCCCAAGCTATCAAGCGAAAGCTCCAGGGGCGGCGACCAGAGGCTTTCTACATCGACATGCAAGGGGCAAGGGTTTCGACGGCGGGTGTTTCGTACACAGCGATCAAACTCTTGGAAAACTATTTTCGGGAGCTGGGGATCGCGAGTGTACGTACTGGCTCAGGGTTCTATCCAGGGAGCACGGACGTAGCGGGAAGGATTGCTGAGGTTCGGGACACACTGATCACCAGGGAATTGGGCGGCGGCGTGTACATGCCCAAGTTCCTGTATTTGCAGGCCCGTTGTCCCAACCTAGAGCGGGAGTTTTTGAGTTACCGCAAGAGGGTTGGGCGAACCGGAGTTGATGATACGCCAGTTGCCGCAGACAACCATCTTATGGACTGCTTGGGTTATCTGATTGCGGCCCACCCTAAGCATGTTGTCCGTCCGACCGTAGCTGACCAGAAGGAGCGATTGCGAAAGGAATTACTCAATCGCAGCAAGAAGCAACGGCGCAAGAATGTGCGCCTTGGCGTTTTGGGGGGCGATAGTCCTTGACAAAAGCGCGCAAATATGATATAATGCAACCGTTCGCAAGCAGGTAATTTCATGGAGGTATTTGTACATGGCGGCGCGTGAACCGAAAGTTGGTGAAACAGTTCTCTGGTACAGGAACGCTGATCGCAGCTCTCACCCTTATCCGGCACGGGTATGGCGTGTTGCAGGCCAAGGATTGGTGACATTGTTTGTGGACACGGAGCGTGGGACGAGGGTTGTGTATGGTGCCCCGTGGCTTAACGATTCTACCGTGCAATATCGCCCGCGTGACGAGTTAAGGATTGTCGGTGCTTGGGACTTTTGTGAGCCTGCTCCGACAGTCAAGGAAGATAAGCATCGCAAAGAAAAGGAAACGACGTAAGTTACATGCCCGTAACATGGCGACAGGTCACACGTCGTTGGGTTGAGGTCTTATCACGTGCCGAGCAAGACGCGGCCCCGTGGCGCTCGGCGTGTGACGAAGTGCGGGCGTTCTACTTTTCCTTCAGCCCAACGACTGACGAAAGCCTGATCCGCCTTTACGGGAAGGCTGGTCCAGAGACGAGGCCACGCTTTCAAGTCCAAATCCTCAAAGCCTACGAAGCCGTCTCCCTGTTAGGCCCCCTCTTGTCATGGTCAGCGCCGATCCGGCGGGTGTCGCCCAAGCGGGTTTTCCCGCAAATCTCTGAGATCGAGGGCCTCAATGATCCCATGCTTATGCAGCTATTAACGGCGGCGAGCCAGGAAGACGATGCCCTTATGCCGCTACGAAAGCTGCGTGCTACGCTCATTGAACGGATGCTCAACTATTGGTCGGCGCGGTACGGTCTTACGGATTTGTCACGGATGGCGACGATTGATGGATTGTTGACCGGCCGCGCCGTTGCCATTCCCGTTGTCGAAGTGAGTGAAGACGGCGGGATTCAGATCGGTCATGAGCACATCCTTGCCGACAGCTTTTTGATTGACCCAGATGCATGGTCCTACGAAGATGCGGGCTGGGTTGCCATTCGGGTGAGTGAGCCACGGCTGGTGGTGGCCGAGCGGTGGGGGATTGAGCCGGAATTGCTTCAGCGCGGCTACAATGCGTCCACCACGCTGGGGACAGGGAAGAAGCCGATTCAAACGGAAATCGACAAGCTCAAGGCCAAGAGCGAGCGCGATTTGGTCACGTACTATCGGGTTTGGTCACGGGCCGGCGTGATTCCCCTGACCGCCAAGATGGACCCTGATGAACGTGAGCTGTGGCGGACTTTGCCGAAGAAGGTTTATCTGGAAATCTGTGACGGGTTCGAGTCGCCGTTGAATGTGATCGGTTACGGGGACGACCCTTTTGCTGTCGGCCAATATCTGGGTTGGCCAATTGATCCTGTGGCCGACAACCCGTTTCCGGTGACGTGCATTGACTTTAGCCGGATGCCTGGATACTGCTATCCGATTCCCCCGCTTGCGCCGGCTCTTGGCGAGATTAAAGCCCTCAATCTTCTCATGTCGCACCTCATCACCAAGACTTGGCGGCAGTCTCGTGATGTGCTTGGTGTTCCAACGGATGCTGCTGACCAGGTACGTGAGCTGCTTGATGGTGATGCTGACGAGGTGGTGATCCCCCTCGACGTTCACCAGCGGTCAGTTGATGACCAGGTGCAGTTCCTTTCGCGTCCCCCTGTGCCGTCTGAGCCGTGGCGACTTGCCGAGACACTACACCGCTTGATCGAGATGCGGACAGGATTGAACGAGCTGATTTACGGCTCCACCCCTGAGTCACAGCCTCGATCCGCAGCCGATGTGACGATTCGCAAGACGTTTGCCACACTTCGCGTTGACTACATGGCTTCGCTCGTTGAAAAGTGGCAGATTGATCTTGCCAAGATTGAGGCTTTGGCCACGGCACGGTATCTGAATGATGTGACGGGAACCAAGGCCCTGGGGAGGATCGGTTACGCGATTTGGTCGCTGGTCAATTCCGATCCCGATAGCTGGATTCACTCGGAGTTGGAGTACAGTGTCGGTGCCGGTCCAGGTAAGGTCCGTGGGCGGCAAGCTGAGTTGGAAGAACTAAACGAGTTTATGCGGACCTTCAGTGGGGCCATTCAGCAGATCGTTACTGCGACTGGTAGCATGCAGCCGGTGCTGGCGATCATGCGGAAGTGGTCGGAGCTTGTTGGGTTTGACCTCAAGGATGTCATGCTCAGTCCAGAGCAAGTGCAGGCAGTACAGGCCCAGCAGCAGGCCATGCTACAACAGATACAGCAGGCACAGGCCCAGCCAGCCCAACAGGTTCAGCAGCAGGCACCCGCCCAGCAGCCGCAACCACAACCACAACCAGAACGCCCCCCTGTTCCGCAGCCTGAAGCAGCAGCCGCACAACGGGCAATGGCCGGTAAGTAGGAGCCACAAGGATGGGTTACGTCACGTATGACTACACATGCTTAGCTTGCAACAAGACGTTCGAGGCGATGCACCTTCGTGACGAGAGGCCGTCTTGTCCAGCATGCCAGTCGAAGAAACTCCAGCGCCACCAGCCGGTTTGTGCGGTTGTCAACACCACAACCCAGTTTCTGAAAGGAAGACACTGGCTTTCAGATCAGTTTAATGATTGGCAGCTCAAAGAGCTGGTTGCGGATGCCAAGAAGCATGGCTACACGCCCAAGGACAACGACATTTACCTGTCGCAGTTGGCCGACTTTCCAGGGGACCCCAAGGCGTTTGTCAGCGCGAGCGACCCTGCTGGACACATTGTTGAAGTTTGCAAGAAAACCAACCGTAAGTGCCAAGGATTTGTCAACCTCTAGGAAACCAGTATAAGGAGTGAAAACATGCTAAAAGGACTTGATGTAGCACAGGCGTTACGAAAGGCGGTGGGCGACAAGTTCGACGAAGCGGCCCTACCGGCGGAGCTGAAGAAACTTACGGCTGAGTCGGCTGTTTCGATTGTGCGACTAGCCGACATGATCCGGTTGCTTAGGCTGTTGCGGGATATTTTCAGCAACGAAGCCATCGACATCCAGGCTTTGATCACATTTCCTGATTGGTCCAACCCCAGCGCCGCTCAAGCCTATCTGCTCAATGCTCTCAACCTTTTGCAGGTTATTTCGCAGTACACAAACACAAGCGTTGACGATGTGGTTGTCAACACGACCAAAAAGTTTGTAGAGTCTGAGCAGTTCATCAACATCTACAACCTCATCTCTCCGTACATCACCAACCACGACCGCACGGTGATGGCCGACTTCGGTGACTATGCCGGCGCGTTCCCGCAGATTTTGACCATCATTCAGATGGTTGTTTTGATCGCGGACCTGATTCGTGAGCTGCATTTCAAGCAGAAAGCCAACGGTCCGAAACCTAAAGATAACGTTGAACCCACTGTTTAGCTGAACCCACTGTTCACTGGAGCAATTCAATGCTACGTCACATTGCCCGTTGCATTAAAACGTACTGGATGGATGCGGTTGCCATTGGCACGCTTTTGCTTTCTATTGTGGCGATTGCTGCGTCGGCGGCTGTCTCACAAGCTGCCATCACCTACAACACTGTGTTCACATTGCCTGACGGCAGCAAGGCATTTTTTGCTAGGGTCGGCGATGTGCCGGTCATGTACATCCTTGACGGCAACAAGGTGCGGTGTTTTCGGGAGTGTACCGACCAACCGCCCGACCCAGGTCCGCAGCCGGTTCCTGACAGTCCCATTACTAAGCTAGTCCGCGAGAAATCCAAGGGATTGTCGGCTGACCTAAAACAGGCCGTGCGTGGTGTCTTTTTAGCTGTAGCAGACGAGATTGCCGCCGGAAAGTACAAGACAGCCGACGAGATTATTAAAGCGACATTTACACGCAACCAGGAAGTTTACAATAAGTTCCCTAATGCCAACGTCCAGGTTGCTGAGTTACGCAATGCCCTTGGAAAAACCCTCGACGAGATGGCGGCTAACGGAGAGTTGAAGAGCATGGAAGACCATGCTCGTGTGTGGCGTGATATTGCCAAAGGACTGGAATAATGATTGACTTCACAAGGCTTGGCGGGTGGCAACTCGACAAGAAGACTTACGACAAGATTCTTGAGGAATGCGGAACGCTCCACGATCAAGCCCCGTGGCTCATCATGACGGAAGACCAGGCCAAGGGGAACATTGTCCTGTGGGATGCGTACCGCAAACTTGTCGGCAGTTATCCTAAGTATGTCCCCCAGACTCGCGGCACGTGTGTCGGTCGGGCCGGCGCACGCATTGCTGATGTGTTGCAGGCCCTTGCGTGCGTGCGGGAAAGCGCTCAGTGGGCTGGGCACTTTTCCAGTGAGGCTGTGTACGCACTAGCCCGTGTCGAGATCGGGAAGTGCAAGATTGTTGGCGACGGAGCAGTTGTCGCCTATGGCGTCTTGGGTGTCCACGAGTATGGCTTCCTGCGTCGTGGGACGTACCAGGTCAACGGCACAACGATTACGATTCCGCCGCAAGATGACGACATGCTGGCCGTAAGGTGGGGAAGCTGTCGGTCGGGTCTGCCGGACGAATTGGAGCCGATTGCCGGACAACTCCAGGCTAGGCAGTACGCACCGATCACCAGTTACGCTGAGGCAAGGGACGCAATCCTCTCAGGGTTGCCGGTGTGGTTTGGGACATCGCAAGCCTTTTGGTCCGGTCTTCCCGCCAAGCGTGACAGCAAAGGCTTTTTGTACGCCCGTGGCCGGACGGCCCACTCCTGGACTGCCGTCGGCGTTCGCAATGATCCCCCTGGAATCCTGCTCGACAATATGTCGTGGGGACCTGATTGGGTGACTGGACCCAAGGGGGATATTGAGATTCCCGACGGGTGTTTCTGGTGTACACCGAAAGACTTCGAGAGGGTTCTTCGTTATGGCGAAGCCTACGCGGTTTCCGATATTTCGTTTTCATTTGTCAAGCAACCCAAGTACCTCTTGCTCTAGGCGGGGCAAGTCGGCCACAGGAGCAATCATCATGGGTGCTGGTTGGTTTTTCGCTACCATGTTCGCCAATACGTTGGCCGGTGCCGCATCGGGAAACACAACCCCACCCAGCTATGCCAACCTGTTTGGCGGCGGGTATTCTGGGATTTTTCCGTTGCCAAACCGAGACGCGAACACAAATCCCCAGCAAGATGGCGGGAGCGGCTTAGACTCCCAGAATGCTCCTACCGAAAACCGCGACACGTGCAGTGGGCCGACCTGTCCGTGGACATCCCGACCAAGCATCCGTGGACGGCGGTAGGAGGACAGTCAAGCATGAAAAGATTCCCGTTTATTGGCGTTTTTTTAGCAGGCTTAGTGCTCTTGCCAACAGTTCTCGGAGAGGCCGGATTGACTCCAGACCCACTGCCAACGACAGGCATTGGTAACACAATTCTTCAAGGCGGAGCATTGGCGGCGTTAGTGTGGTACTGCTACTACACAACGTCAAAACTGATCCCAGATATGCAAACAAGGTTTGACGCCATCATCCAAAATATCGAGCGTGCTCATCGAGATGTTGTTGACAAGCTCGTTGCCGAGCTGAAAGGCAAGACGGCAGTGTGTCCATTGCTTGACCAGAAAGAGAAGGCCAAGTACGTGAACCAGGAATAGCCTATGCCTAGCGAAAAATCCCTCCTCTGGATTCCGGCAAGTGCCATGACCGTCGGCGGTGTGTGGGGCGCCAAGGTGGACACCACCTTTGATTTCATGATCAATAATGACCCCAATAACGTTATTCGTGGGTTGCGAATCAACGGTTTAACGTCGTCAAACGCTGCGTCCTCTAGTGGTAATCTGACGTTGTACTGGGCGTATTACCCAGCCAGTAATGCTAGCGGCCCACTAGGCAGCTCACCGACGCCTTATGTGAGTTTCCACACATCCTCAGTAAAACGCGCAGTCAACATGGTGGCTCATGCCACTGGTTCTGACGGCGCTTTTGGCGTTGGAGTTGACTGGACTATCCAGGCCGACAACAACAGCGGATTGAGCGGCTACATTAAAGCCGAAACCCTGGATTCCCGCGGATCACCTAAACCTGCCGACTACAACGCAGCCAACGAGATTTACATTTATCCCGTGCCGATTCTCAGTACTGGCGATCCTGTTTACCAAATGGCAACCGTGGATACGGTGCTGCCGCGACATGTTGACAAGTCAGCGCCTTTGTATGCGCGAGTCATTTGGCGCCCCCGCAGCGACTTTTCCGGCGACGTGGTGTGGCGGCTTAGGATTTATTACCGTTTTGAACAGCCTGGTTCGCATTACGGTTACATGGGGAATGTTGCATCTGACACGCCGACGGCATCAGCCCTAAGCCCGTACGGTTGGACATCGACTGAGCACACATTCACGATTTCGAGTACGCAACTCAATCCAGGCGATCCAATCTTTTTGTCAG